ATTAGTTCGCGTGCATATTGCTCTGGGGTTAGCTTGAATTTCTTTGCTAAAGCTAACTGTGTTTTAGTCAATCTAATCTTTTTAGGACCAGTTGACCTTGTTGCTGGAGCAACTACAGTTGAAGGTTTGCGTTGGGCAGGTTTAGCCTCTTCCAACGTATCAGTGCCCCCAAAATTCTCTGGGAAACGTTTTTGCATAGTACTATCAATACTACGGTAATATTGGTCAGATGATGGGTCTACCCCATTCCTAACTAATTTCTCATGCAGTCCTAATGCCAATGAAGTCATTTCTTCGTCCTGTCCAAACCATTTGTTTTTCTCTTGCCAAGCAAGAGCTTTTGCATCTGGTTGTGGAACTTTTGGTCTAACTGTTTCTTGCTCTGAAGATACCGCATTTGTTTCAGTTTGTAAAGTCTCTTTAGTAAATTGAGGCTTTCTATCTTGAGCTTGTCCCAGTTTGTATTGAGCTTCATTCATTTTAGTTTGAGCTGCTACTAATTTCTCACTATCACCAGCATCATAAGCTTCTTTATACTCTCTTTGAGCAAAAGCTAAATCAGCCGTATATTTATCTTGAAGAGTTTTAATATAATCTTCTTCTCCTGTTGAAAGGGTTTCTTTAAGCTTTTGGTTTTCTTGTACAGAAAGTGCTGCAACTCTTTCAGCTTCTTGTCTTTGTCTTTCAGAAGCTTCTTTAGCACGTCTTTCGTCATGCCACGCTTTTTTAAGTTGTGCCATTCTGTTTTTTACTCTATCTGAATATTCATCTAAAGTATCAGCTTCAAGCTCTTCTTTAATATCCTCAGGTAAAGGGTCTCTGTTTCTGTCAGCTTTAGGAGTATCATCTTCTACTTCTATATCAAAATCTAACTCCTCCTGTACAGGTTCAGCTTCTTTTTTAGGAGCTTTTTCAGCAACTTCAACGTTACCTGTCCTCTCTTCAGAAGCAACCTTTTCAGCTTCGCTAGCCTTTACCTCAACTTCCTCTCCCTCCATCTCTAACTCATCAGGGATTTCATTGATTATCTTTGCCATCTTTGCTCTCCATGTTATGCACGTTCGTAGCCACGTGGGTCATCCACTACAGCTTCTACTGTGTCGTCATTAATAATGCGAAACTCTTGTCCATGTATTTTGATTCGAGTTCCAGAATATGCCCTAGCTATAATAAAGTCTCCTTCTTTACACCAAGGACCTGTAGGAAATCTGTCTTCATCTAAATAACACATATCTCCTAGCTTCATTACAAATAAAACTACTGTTGAATGTTCTTCAATATTTCTAGTTTTATCTGATTTAATTAACCCACTATCGTATGCTTCATCTACCTGCGGAACCATACATAATATACGATAGCCTTGAACATCAGGTAACTGAGTGGGTTTAGTTTCTTGTGTATCTACTTTTGGTGGATTTATAGGTGCACCAGATGCAGATACTATTTCTTTAGTTGGGGTTTGTATTTCACTCATCGTCTTCCTCCATATTTCTCATCATAGAAGCAATAAGACCTTGAGCTATTTGAAAGCCTCTGATAACACCACATGCGTGCATGTATTGTGCGTACTCTTCGGCTCTACCTTGTGCCATATCGTCTTTCATGCGTTGCTCTTCCTCGCCTAATTGATTAGCGAGAACTTTTAACGTTTCGTCCATTTCTCTCTCCTGTTTTTAAGTTTGCGTATTATTACGTTCCTGCTGTTGTTTTACGGCTTCAGCACCTAACTTAGTGCCTTCCATAAATTCTTTTGCATCCAACTCTTTTTGTTGGTTGACTGCGTCAGCACCAATCTTGGCACCAGCGATTCTTTCTTGTGACTCTAGTTTGTCTTTTTCTAACTGAAGTCTTGCTACATCAAGAGTAGCGTCATCTGACATTTTTTTAGCTTTTGCTTGAGCTTCCATTTGTTTAATTTGAAGCTCTTGTTGTTGCATTTGTATTAATGGGTCTTGTTGCTGTTGAGCAATCTCTTGCTGTTTAGCTTCAGCTGTATTTTTCTGTAGTAGCTGGTCAGCTGATTTAGCAATAAGTCTAGATAGTTCAACTTCCACATCTTCAGGTAATGGTTCGCCTGGCGGTGGTAGAGGAGCTCCAAGCTCTTCTTCAATTTTGTTTCTATAAGCAAAGGCGATATGTTCTGCAATGTGTGCTTCCATAGCTGCAAACACCTTATTAGCATTTGGACTTTGTCCTATAAGTTCTCTTATTTTAGGGTCGTTAATAAATGCTAAATGAGCTTTGATATGTGCTTCGTGGTCTTGATAAATAAATGCTTTCACAGGTTTACCATTAATAATATTCATGTTCTCTGTAACAGGGTCCATAGGTTTCATATTATCTTTCTGCGGTATTAGTTTTTCTGCATTCTTAACACCTAACACATCTAACATCTGACGGTTAAGTTCTATCATGTCATAGATATCTGGGTTCTGTTGTGCTAACTGCATAACCGCTTGGTACTGAACTACTTTTTGTGACATGGTTGCAGCATTAGGGTCACTGACAGGTATAACTTCTACCTTATCGTAATCACTTTGTTTAGCCATTCTTGAACCTGTCTCAGGTGTATAGGCGTAGTCGGCAGGAGTAAAATCTCTAATAATACCTTTGATTAATCTAAACTCTTGTCTCATAGCATAATGAATACGACTTTGCACCGCAGACATAACTTTTAGTGTTCTTTCTAAAATAGCAAGTGTTGTTCCTACAGGAGCATTAGCTGACATGTCAGAAACTTTTAAATCAGCTGCACTAGCAAATCTTCTACCCTCATCAATAATTTGATTCATTAGTTGATTAAGAACTTGACTTGGTTCTTTATAAGGGAGTGGTAATATATTATCTCTAATACTACCTGATGGCACATCTACATCTCTAAACTCAGCAGGAGATATTGGTGTTTCATCACCTTTGATTCTAAGTCCTCT